TTTCTTAGCCGCCGCTTTCCCCTTTTTAGTGTAAGGATAATGCTTTTTACCAACCTTAGGCATAACCAATTCTCCTTTTCATTTCACTCATATTGTGATCCATGCTCTGGGAAGTCAGCTCAACATCTGTTCTTTTGCCAATATCAGAAGTCATCCAAAGATTGGTAGTGTACCTAATCTTAGATGCCTTTTTACCGCAATCCCTGCAATAAAACCAGCCTCCCTTATTAGGAGTCTGGCAGTGTACACAATTCTTAATCTTCATAATTCTCATGGTTTCAGGGGCCATCCTTTATACGACAGCCCCTACAGTACCAAAAACTGCTATCCTTATTTATTCGGAAAATTAGACTCCAGCCGCACCAACTAGGTGGACTGTTCCAACTGCTGTCATTATATGACCGCTCAAGTGCCAATTAGTACCATCACAAACAAAAGACATTTTTAAGCCTTCTGACGATTGTGCAACAGAGCCATCAACTGTTATTGTTGAAATACCAGCAAAGGCATCTATTGTACTGTTTGCCGCTAATGTAATAATACCACCATAAATATCAGTACCAGCGGCACCAGTATTTATAATGAAATCTGCATCATCGTCAGAATCGACGGTAAAACAAAAATCATAATTAACACCTGCCACAGCCGCAGAGGCTGTTGGCAATGTTACGGTTACATTATTATCAACGGTTGACATATCAACAGCGAAGAGAGTGCCTGATTGAGCGGCTAGTAATGTAATAGACCTTGCGGCCCCATTATCTATATACTCAACAGCCCTTTCTCCTGTTTGATATTTTCCACTTGATTTTTCTTGTAGGTCTGATCTCATAACTTAACTCCTTATAATGATTCTATGTTATACAGAGCGTGAGACTCAGAGAGAGTTACTTCAAGACCGGATTCGGTCAGGATCATATCTTTCCTTAAGTCTTCATCGTCTGATTGAACATTAGAAATCACATGGGTGTCACGATTAACGCCATTTCCAACAAGCGGCCTATAAGCAACCTGACTCATATCAGCCATAAGCATGAAACCGGATGCGATACCACGGAAAAGTGGTTCCTTTACCAGATTCAAACGTCCATGAATGGTGTCAATAACCATAATGGAGTGACCGAATGCGCCCTGACGGGAATCAAAGTTATACTGGTATGCTTGTGCAGGAGTACGAGAACTGCCTTCTGCGGCGTGGTTCAAAGAACCTGCCAAGAAAGTAGAACTGCCCAGTTTATTAAAGAATGTAATAACCGGGAGACTGCAAAGTACCAATTTATCACTTGATCCGCCACGTGCGGGGTCAAAGATTACTTCTAAGTCGGAAAGCAGGCGATCATATGTAAACTCAGACTGAGCCGCAGTACGGTAGTAAGAGCTTCCAGAAGAGTATGAAAGTGCCGCATCAGATGCAGACGGGTTCACATTCTTCACAATATGACCAACAATGCCTTCGGTGTACTGAATGCCACCTACCCGGGCTTTTTGCCCGAATAGCATGGCCCGCTCAATATCAACCTTATGCTCACGTAATTTATCCGCCCAGATACGAGACCATTCGTCTGCGTATCCCCGGTATCGGGTAGCAATCGCTGTATTTGTCATCTCAGCCGCTGTCTTGAAAATCTGGGTATACCCATAATTATCTTCAAGCTCGCTTGACCAGACATCAGGAGCACCAGAACCTTCTTCAAACGATGTGCCAATAATTTGACAACTATCGTCATCAGCAAGAACATTATATCCGCTAACATTAGAGTTAGAGACATCAATGATCTTACCGGTGAAGGAAGATGTGGAGCCTAGATCAGAGACAGAAGAATCAACACGGACAATAGTATGTCCGATACCAGCAGTACTGTCTACTGTGTTTACAACAAACACCATACCTTTGATCAGCCAGTCAACCGATGCGCCGCCACTCGTGTCAACCGTGAATGAGTAAGACGAACCTGCCGATACGGCATTGCCACCATTCACAGCCGCCGCAAGCAAGAATGCACGGTCTGTCCAGTTTACCTTATTCCGATTTTCGAGATAACGGAATATGGGATCATCAGTAGGTGCCTTAGCTACCTTACTAAGGTAGACGAAAAATGGAGATTCCTCCGGTGCTAATTCAGCAACACGGTCTCCAAAGTTATATAATCGTCTACGATCCGGAGCGGTACCTACGCCAGCAGAGGTTGTTGATGCGGTAATATCGCTGGACTTTAAAGTTCCAGCGTTATATGAAAGTGCCATTTGTTACCTCTATTGTTTAGGATTTGTTAGTTAGGGAAGTGCCGTTCCACTACCGCTACCCATGATAGTATCCCAAATTTTGTCCTGATCGGACTTGGGAGACTCAGGGGCTTGTCCCTGAAGGACACCAGCAGTGCGTGGAGCTTGTCTTGCGGCACTTACCGCTTCCATTGTATCATTGTTTTCAACAGATGTCCCGTTCTGCATCTTGTAGAGCTTAACGAGGTTGTCAAGACCAACAGCTTCTTTTGGCTGTGTAGTGAAAGTGAGAAAATCACGGATATCATTATCTGACATCTTATAAGTCCCCCGCAATTCACTAACAGTATTATTCATAGCCATTTCTGCCTGCATCTGTTGCTGTTGTTTTGCCATCTCAGAATTAACTCTCTGATTTACCATTGCGTCTATCTTACCAGACACATACTGGCCTGACTGAGAATTGTCATCTGTAAAGGCTTCCCAAGGATTGAAGTCGTCATTAGACATTCCCGGCTGTGAGTCCTGTGCACCCTGCGGATTGGCTATACCGTTCTGTATCAACTGAACAATATCGGGTCTCTGTTCCAGTAACTGACCTAAAGGTTCAAGCTGTTTCAACCTTGTATTATCGGCCTGAGCACGATCATACATGGACTGAAACTTCTTGGATTCCGCCTCATAATCTACTGAAATAGTCCCTTCTTGCTGAGGTTCTACATACCCCTGCTCTGGCTGTGCCAGTTCCGGGGCTTCCTGATTAACGATATCCTCCACGAATGCAGTTTCACCGCTTCCGGGGTTCTCTAATGTTCCAACTTCCTGTTGTTCTAGTGTTTCCATAATATCTCCTATTGGATGTCTCTATGCTTCCGGGGCTGAACCGGCTTTTCTCTCAATGTCCTTGAGATTATTAGCCAATTTCCCAACTTCGAGCTTCACCTCGTTTTCGAGTTTACTACGTTGTACCCTCCTGTCAGCTTTAGATTCCGAAGAAGTCTCAGAAAGGCGAGTCTTGAATTTCTCAACCTCGACACGCTTCCTGTCACTGACAGATTCTCTTTGGGCTGTCTGCAAGTCGCCCTGCAAATTCTTTAGTTGTTCTTCCATAGACTGAATCTGTTGCATCATCTTCTGCTTCTCATCTGTACGCTTCATGATTCCTTCTTTGTCAAATATTTCCGGATTCTTCTTTAATACTTCGTATTTATCCACGATGCCCATCTGGTAGGCTTCAAGATAAACACCAAGCTCTGCCCACTTATTGGAAGGCATAGTTGAACCCGGTTCAATTCTTATATCGTGCTGATCTAGGAAATGACGGTCTTTCTTAATATCCATCACAGCACCGCTTACATCAGTATAATAATTAGCCATAACCTCAGTTATGTTGTTATTTGGCTGTGCAAGCCTGAAAATCTTTTTATGGGTATAATGACCCTTTGATAGATTGTAAATTACTTTACCTAAACGATTTATACTAAACTCTATATCTCTTAATTTAGATTTTGGCCTTTCAGAGCCAAGGGCTATCATCCTTTCAGTACCCTTTACCGTCTCAGGAGCCTTCTCAGAAAAGCCATGCATCATTTCAGGGAGGCCAAATATAAAGTCAATATAAAACTCTGACTGCTGTATAAGCTTATAAAACTCACCGGCTAAGGCCTGCGGAGCAGGATAATGGGGTTCACCCTGAGAAGAATCAATTTCAATAACCGCATTTGGGTTAGCCCAATCCTGCTCCAACTGTCCGATATCATCAACGCTTCCAATAGGGACAAGTAACTTAAGTCCTGCAGAAGCCTGAGCGTGTGACAAGGCAAGAGACCATAACTTGTTTAAAAGCCTCTGCATTGGTCTGGCTCTGGAAACATCACTTTTAGGATAGGGAGTACCCGTCCATATGTTGGGAAGGGGAATAATGGGGTACTCATCAGTATTTAAAACCTGTTCATATAAGACAATCTCGCCAATGGTAGCGCAAACCTTAACACGGGTCTGTAAAACTTCCACCACCTGAAAAGCACCCATCTCAAGAGCTTCCTGATTCTCCTGTGAAAAAACAGCGAACTCTTCCTGAGACAAAATTGTCTCTTCCTGAGACTGCGTGTCTATAACCCTGTAATAAGGAACCTTGACCTTGTAGAATCTTTCGAGTATCTGATATTTCTTAACTTCAAAATAATCCTTATCCTTAACCTCGGCAGGGGTAAAGACAGTCATGGAATTACGGTTCTGAGCTGATGGATAATCTTCTTCTTTATAAGAAAACCCGGAAAGCTTATGGATCAGACCGGGGATGGTCTCTCCAGTTTGAGGATCGGTCTGATCTCCTAATTCAGGGTAGAGGCCGATGACCTGATCGCCTGTGAGGATGGTCGAAAGGATAATGCCATCTGAATCACTGAACCACCGGTCTCGTGATGAGGGAGATGCGTAGACCCTGAATGGATCAATATAGGTGAACCGGACATCGCCTCTACCAAAATCTGATTCGCTATCTATGTAAGCATAGAAATAGCCCATTCCTGTTGTAGCATAATCCTGAATGGCCTGCTTTATCTGGGAGTCGCCATCCGATATCTGCCACACATAACCCATTACGGTTCTCCATAATGATGCTACCTGCACATCTGAATCTTCTCTGGGGGTGATTGTAAAGGCAGGCGGCCTAGATGTTAAAACGGCCTTAAACTTCTCTATAGCTGAAGATACCCGATCCATTGGTATGTCAGCCTGATTGCGCTGTGCTAATTCATTAGACTCATCAGTGGTGAAGTGATTACCAAGATAAAAATCAATATCTTTACGAGCTTCAGTATCCCAGTCAGTACGGGCATCACGCCACTGGCGGTACAACTCTTCATTATATAATGCTCTGGGGTCTTTATCCACTAAAACATACCCCTTATTATCTGGCCCATGCTCGGTTTAACAGCATCTCTTATAAACGGCTTCTGATCTAAATACGGCTGAGGATTAAGACCTTCACTCTCTATCGCTTCAGAAGAACCGGATTGTTTCAAGGAATCAAGGAGCTGTATCAAGTCCAATGTATTTCTAGCCTTGGATACTGTATCCTGCTGAATTGACTTCTGCAACATCTCAGCCTTCATCATCCTTAACTGATCTATATCAGCATCAGACGGGCCCATAACAGTACCCGGAGGTACTTGACCGGGTTGCATAATATGATTAGGCTGTCTAGGTGCGGGCGGGCCAACAGGAACAGGGCCACCAGTTTGAAAACCTAACAGTCCACGCAATCCACGCCGTTGAGGCTGTTCTTCTTCCGGTGCTAAATACTGCTCAATCATATCAAAAGGAATAGAGTCCTGAGGTGCAAAAGCCATTTGCTGACGTGCATCCATAGCCGCCTTTGTCTTTGATATGCCCATACGAGAACTTCTTCCTTCTCCTCCATAATATCTCAAACCGCTACCTTCCCCAACTTGCTCAGCCGGGATAGATAAAACATTTCTCGTATTATAAAGGCCGTCATCAACAGTCATTGCTGATTGATTAAAATCAGCCCCAGCCCCATATAAGGTCTTTTCCTGAACTTCACCTCCCGGTTGATAGCTGGCTAATCCGCCAGATTGATAGCCAGACTCGCCACCCCAACTCACTTCTTTAAGATAGCCCGGGTTGGTTTTCTCTAAATGCGGTCTGTAAAAAGGGTCTGTAAGCAGGCTGTAATCAATCTTATCTATATTACCAGCCGTTATTGCGTCAGATAAATTCTTATGTATCTGATCCCTGTATAATACTTTTTTCTTCTTCGGCATCTCTGCAAGCTCTCTCTTGCTCATTGTATATGGTGACACATCAGCACCCGAAGTAGCATAACCCTTATAAGCCTCTATATTAGACAAGCCCGATAAAATCTTTTCTAACAAACCAACTTCACCACCCGGTTGATAGCCAGTCCATCCGCCATCTTGGTAGCCATGTGGTACCTCTCTCCCAGAAGGGCTAATATCAGCTACATAACCTTTATGCTTCTTTCCCCAGACTCGGGTATCGGGGTATGAAACCTTTGCATATTGTGGGTATTTACCACCTAAAATCTCTTTAACCCCTTTCATCCCAATTTCATCAAATTCTATCATATCAGTAGTCCCGGGCAAAGGAAACTCATACTTGGCCCCAGCCTGCCTTTTCTTAGAAAGGTCTAATAGATGCTTAGTCCTTACTTTGTCAGGAATAGACTTAGCTATTTTCTTAGCAAATTTACCAGCAGTAGCCGCTTGGCCTGCAATCGGTATTGCCGCCGCCCCTGATAAACCCATTAGCGTCAATGCCTCTTTCCTCGATACAGGATCACCTGCAAGCAATGCTTCTCCGCCATATAAAGCAGTATTAATTAAATCAGGAACTATACCAAGGCCCGGAGCCATACCAGCAACATCAAGTCCGCTATGAATATAATCCATTACCGAACCGCCATTCTCATAGCCCATCTGAACCTGTCCGCCCTGATACATTGGTTTTAGATTCTCAAGCATAGCCATGTGTGTGATCTTATCAATCGCAGAATGACCGCCCTCTTTAGGTTTATTATTTATATAATTTAAATTTTCAATACCCATTCTTTTTACTCCTTCCTCTGGAATATAAACTTCATCGGGAGATACGGTAATATTCATACCATTTGCCATCTCACCCGGGCCTGCCCTAAACTGCTCAGCATAATTCTTTATCCAAGGGAACATACTGACAGCGTTTGCATTGACAATATAAGAATTTTTTGGCACTCTCTTAGAGAGCTGAGTTATATTATCTGTAGTCTCGGGCATTATTTCCTAATTTCAAAATGCGGAAAATCGTCAAAGCGATTATCCATTACCTGAAAATCCTGATCCCAGTCACCGCCCCATCTTAGATTAATGCCCATACTGCGAGCAGTACCAAGAACGAACCCGGCGAAAAGAGTCTGCCGTTCCCTGTCTTCCCAGTCAACAGGATAAGGGGTAACATCAACGGCTCTAGAAGGGTTAAAATTATGCCTACCATCAGGATACCTAACTTTAGTACGTCCCTCATCATAAAGTTTATTTTGCCTTTCCTTGCTACGATGTCCCTCTAAAATAGAACAGTCAACGTGCTTAATAACCTCATTAAACACGCCCTGCAACCTCTCATCACAAGTTGCAAGCCTTTCTTTTGATATCTTAGAGTATCGTGGCATAGTTGTAATTATCTGCGGTATGTTACCAACAAATAGCTATACTGTGCAATGGTGTTCATGCCCTAGCTCCAGTTACCCAGTTATAAGACCTAGATAAGATTCCAATACGTGGTGATTCAATATCCCGGTTTAAAGTATCAACCTTTGTTTTTGTGCTCTTCGGGGGCTTGGCAAAGTAGTCAGCATAATATAAGCCGTCCATTAAATCATCATTTCTCGGCTTGGGGTGCTCAAAGAACTCATCCACCAATTCTGTCATATGCCTCTGTATGTAAAGCTTTTTCGAGTTGACAATGGGGCCAAGTGATGTTTCAAGCCGATCTTCCTTCTTTATCCTAGGCGGAGGCTTAACACCCTTGAACATACCGGGCATTAATCTTTTTTCCTTTGCTGAAAGCCTAGTTACCATATCCCTTACCATTTCCTGCGCCGCCACTGTTTCAATCGTAACCCGGCGGACAGGAGAGTACTTATTAGCAAGTTCAATGATCTTAGGAGGAATATCAAAAGTAGGGATACGCTCACGAAAGTACTCCAGAACATAACGGTTTTTATCAGAGTCAATACCCATAACCATGATAACCTGATAATCTGAGGTCTCTGTGGCTGTCGCCGCAAGGTCAACGCCAATGTAAATATTAAGGGGCGTAGCGTCTTCACCGTCAATTAGATAGTTGAATCCGCCTTTGTTCTTAACACTGCCGTTGTAATACTGGATACGGTCAATCTTAAATGATGCATTAGAAATGTCTCGGGCATCGTTCATATACTCCTGTGCAAATTTATTAACAAGTCCAGCTTCAATGAACTCCCGTTTCTTAGATTCCAGCTTTTCTACTGAAAACTGCTCAGGCCAGATAGATTTACCATCCTCAATAGCCCTGTGAAACACAACGTCCCAAGGATACGATCTTCCGTCCTTCTTGGCCTTCTTATAACCGTCTACAACCATCTGAAGAAAGCTGTCATAATGAACAATGGTACCGCACAGCCATATAGAACCCTCATTGCCCGGGGTCTCCTCCAAAGCAGGGTAAACAGTGGACACGATCCACTTCTTGATCTCCGACCTTCTCTCCGGTGTCTTGGTGTTTAATTCAGATTCAAAGTCATCAAGGATAATACCCGTATAGCGAACATCAACCTCGGCACGGCCCCTCAATCTCTGTGATGTACCCTTGGCGATCACCCGGTCTCCTTTAGTGGTCACAATGTCCTTCTCCGTCCAACGCTTGCCAATAGTACTGCCATCCATATTTCCGAAGTAATACTTTAATTTTTTATTTACTTCAAAGTGGTTTCTTAAATATTTTAAGTGATCAATGGATTGACTTTGTTCTTCTGAAACCCAAGCCATGAAATGCTGTTTATCTTTACCGGCAAAGCAAAGCTTATGCATAATGGCGGCTTTTGACAAGATAGACTTGCCAAAGCCTCGGGGCATGATAATACAGGTTCTGCTCCCCGGTTTTGTTGATATAAGTTTTTCAGCTACATCAAAGTGAAAATTTGGGGAATTTGACTTATGCATGAAGTCGTTAGGCAGAAATGCCCTGCCAAAGTAAATAAGGCTCTTGTAAGAATTTGCAAGAACTTCATCCTTTTCTGACATTTCTGTCGGGCCGGGTATAATATTGAAATTATCTGGCATTGTCTAGGTCGTCTAAATACTCCTGACGCATTACATCATGGATAAGAACCTCCGAAGCTGAAGCGGGTTCATCATTCTTGGTGTCCCACCACATAACATCCGGCTTATCTACAGAAGGGTCTGTTCCCGGTACAAACCTGTTTGGATGCAAATCATGCTTATACCTTGAGTCCCAATGCTGAAAACGCTTAGGGATGGGATGATTCTCATCATAAGCCTTACGATAGTCATAAAAATGCATAGGATTGTCCGGATTAGGATCGTATCCGTGTATCCTTACAACTTTGCCCCACCAGTCCTGAAAATCCCTGTCTGTCATTACTTCCTCCCGTTTATCCTTGATACGCTTCCCTTAATCTCCATGAGAACATCGGACATATCATTAACTTCCTTTACTAAATCTTCATGGCGGCGATCTCTCGTCTCATCAGAACGGTTCCACCTGTCCAAGAACTTAATCACAATACTCTCAATATTGGAAATCCTTACAGATTGTTCTTCGTTTTCAACTTTAAGGTCTTCAAGTGCCTCAGCCTGCTGATTAGCTCTCCTGCTCATAGAATAAACCAAGAACATGAACATGGCACCGACAACACCTATCATCCCCGCTTCTGAATAAAGTGTTAGAAATTCCTTCATTTACTTCAATTCCTCGGCAGGTCGCCATGAACACTAACATAATGATTTATCTTTGCCAGAATCTCACTCCAAGACATGGCTTTTACTTTTTTTTCTTTTTTCGCCAGCTTAGCGGGTTTAGATTTAATTCCTTTTGGTACCATTGCAATTCCTCTTCCATTTTAGCATATCTCTGTTGTTCATCTATTATATGTCTATCAACCAATTCACCAATCTGGGCAGTTGAAGTAGCCATCCCCTCTTCAAGGGCTTCGATACGTGCGACAATATTCCAGAAACCATATACCAGCATCCCACACAAAACCAAAATCTGTCCCAGCCATTTAATGTTGAAGGAGAAAACCATGTTATCATCCACGAGAGTTCCCCGATAGCTTCTGGCAGTGGCAGGTTTACCACTCACATTTCCGTTATCCATACAAAAAAATATATCATTATAACAATAAAGGCAATGTAAATAAGCCAGAATTTGTATTCTTTCTCATCCATTTAAGTCAAACCTTATTACGTATAGCCTATTGTCCACTTTCTCCGTTCTAGGGGTAGAATAGGGCCAAATAGGGGTAGTTGTGACATCCCACCTATTGTTATCAATCTTTATTTTCTTTATTACCATTCGATAACTGCTTCTTTTCATCAGGTAACAGGCCTGCGCTGAATGCGTTTAGCTTATCCCTGCTGAATCCGGTAAATTCCTGTATCAAAGCTACTGAATCCACTTTTTTATCGGTAGTTAAAAGACCTGATATCTTCATCAGCGTCTCCAGAGCACGGAGTTTGTCTCCGTCTCTGGAGCTTTCCTTATCAATAATATCCTTGGCATTCTCTAAAAGGTACTTCTTAGTACAGCCAATCTCAGACATTAACATTTCTACTTCTTTATCCACTATATTCCTCACCTCTTTGCTTCTTAATAAAAGTTTTGCACTGTTAATAGCATAATCCCTGCTCTTTGTGTCTGGGTGTGATCTCTTATAAGCGTCCTCTAAATTAGCACCATAAGCTATATACTTGGCAAAATTACGCTTACTCTCAGTCATTGAGCCATCCTTTAAAGCATCATACCACTCTTTTTCACCAAAACGATATATTGACTTCTTTAAACCACCCTTTAACTTATATGCATCACCAGTATTCACCATGCCTATAATAGTCCTTATGTAACTGGTATCCTGATATTTCTTGCTGAAAGTGCCACGCTTTAATACCTGTACCACCTGACCATCATCAGATAAACACCACTGACCCTCATCAGCGTCCCTCCAGTTCTTAACTACATCAGCATCAGGATGAGACTGCCTGAATTCAGCCTCATCAGAATAAGCATAATGCGTAACCCCCTTTATCTTCTTGGTAAGAGCCAGAACTAACCCCAGTAAGCCGTGGAAGAATCAAATAGCATCTCAGGACTATCAACATTCTCCAACTCAGGCATATTCTGTATACGGTACAATAACTCAGCAAATAAACCAATGTGCTTGGAAGTGGGGCTTAAAAGGTCTGTAACAGATACATCGTTAGATATCTCCTTACATCTCTTTAAATTAGACACTATGTCGTCAGTCTGAAACTCACCCTTCGTGGCTCTCTCAAATAATGTTCCACGCCTTTGCATATAAAAATTTAATAAAAAAACTTGACATGACGGTAATATTAATATAATTTATCTTTGTCGTTTGTTTGAAAAGGTTTTTTAGATGTATTACTATAGTACTATAGTACTATTTTATAATATTAGTAATATTAGTAATATTATAATATTATAATATTATAAATAGTATAATAGTATTAATAGTATATATATTATATATAGTACCGGCGAATCAATGTCAATAGTACCGGCGAACCATTTTAACCTATTTTTAAG